GTCTGGCTCTGGCGTATTTGCCCTTGAGCCTCAACTGGATGTCCAACTTATCGCCAACACATTCCCGCTGTCTAAGACCGTCCAGAAGTATGTTGACCTTATTGATGTAAACAACTCTTACAAGGCTGTAGGCCAAATCTTTGCTGGCAGATACTACCTGTCCGTTCCGATTGTCCTAGATGGCGTTCAGCGTATTAGCGTATTCGTTTACAACCTTAACAATCGCAACTGGGAGTCCGTTGATACCTACCCTATTGGGTTTACCATCGATAACATTCTTGTAGCCAGATTTGGTAGCCAGAAGAAACTGTTTTTCCTTGATAATAAGAACGGTCTATTCCTTGCAGAAGAACTTGATGTTGACCAGTTTGGAAAGACGAGGGGTGCCAAGAAACTGCCCCAGTGGGTTACATTTTACCTAAACGAGTACGAGTTTGATTACAGCAACATTCAAATGTACGCCAAAACTAGGCAGTACAACTTTGAAACCCTTCAAACCAAGCGTTTTGTTTCATGCGAAATGTATGCAAACTATGGACTTGAGGGGGCTATTGCCGTTACCGCACACACCGTAAACCCCGATACCACCCTTTTGGCTGATATCTCTACGGCTTCAAACGGTGAAGAACTTACTCGTGCGTTCCCGCTCAGAAAACAGGGTACTTCTGTTGAATTTGAATTGACTTCACTTCAAGGTAGACCAACTATTTTCTCAATCACTGCCGAAGCCACTGCTTCTGGTAGAGACCTAAAGAGCGAAATCTAACATGGGACAAATTAATAGCGGTTGGACATACGAACCTAGTGGCGTTAAATCTGAAGTTACGGCTGAAAACCTTAACGCTCATGTAAATAACGCTGAACTTACTGCTGGGGCTATTGACGAGCAGGACACTAACTCGATTACCGCAGATACCGACAACATCCTTATTACAAAGGGTGGTTCATTGTTTAAGCAGACTAAGGGTCAGTTTACCAAAACCATTAACGCAATTGACATTGTAACCGACACCCTTGATGCAAACACTATTACTGCTGATACGCTTACTGTTGGTGGAAAAGCGATTTCTGGAGATAGCCTTACTCCTGCTGGTAGCATTCTTGCTTACATTGCTCTCAACCCTCCTGTTGGTTGGCTTATTTGCGATGGTCAGTCTTTGAACGCAGTTACCAATACCCAGTACGAAACGCTTTGGACTCTGATTGGTCTTACTTTTGGTGGTACTGGAAAGGCTGACTTTAAGGTGCCCGACCTTCGTGGTGAATTCATCAGAGGTTGGTCTAATGGTAAAACTGAAGGTACTCCTGCTGTTGCTGTTGATAGTGGTCGTGTGTTTGCCTCTAAGCAGAACATGCAACTTGAAGCACACAAGCACATTACTCCCAACTCAGATTGTCGTGATTATAATGGCGGCTACGGATATGCAACTGGATGGCTTAATTACTGGTGCGATTCTGAGTGGGCTGGCATGGGTTCAGCCCCGCTTTCTGGTGACGGTCAACACGACACCAACACTGCCAAGATTGGCACTGAAACCCGCCCCAGAAATGTGGCACTAAATTACATTATCAAATTCTAAAATGAGCGTAGGAAAACTTGTTGCTGGTTTCATGTCCAAGCCGAAGGACATGCCGTTGCCGAAGACTTATGGCGAGGTCGGCAATCAGAACATCGACATGCAGGAGGGCTGGCAACAGAACTATCTGAATGCAGAAGCCCAGTGGAGACCTAAGTGGCAGGGACTCAACGAGTCCACCCTAGGCGGTCAGTTGTTTGGTGGAAATGGCAATGCTGGTTATCTTGATATGCTTCAGCAGACCAAGAACCAGAGCATTGGCATGCAGGAAGACTTTGGTGGTGCTCAGTTGGGAATGATGAGCCGACTGCAAGGTGCGGCTCGAAACGCCTACATGACACCGCTCATGCAGTCTGCCCAGAATCAGATGTACAATCAAGGCATGCAGTACGCCTCTGGTCAACTGAGTCCCCAAGACAGGTTTATGGCTACCCAGAACGCTAATCGACAGATTGGCATGCAGGGTCTTAGTGGCAGACAGGCGGTTGCCGCCAATGTGCTTGGCAATTACAACCTCTCGCAGGACAGAATGATGATGGGTCAGAAGATGCTCCAAGGCGTTTATAACAACGAATCTGGAGTGGCTGACAACATTGCTAACCTTACCCTTAGTGGTGGCAAGCAGATGGACATGTCTGCTGGTCTTTATGGCAGTGCCAACAAGATGCTTGGTCAGTACAACACTGGTATCTTTAATCCCGAGTCTGAGCGTGGCTTCTCGCAGGATGCCGCTCGCTATAAGGCTGACATTGCCAACAGACTTGCCAAGCAGAAGTGGAAGCAGGACATGTGGAGCACTGCTGGAGATATGGTTGATGATGGTATCAGTGCTTGGACTGGAGGCTTTGCCTAATGGCTGAGTCTTACAGCGACCCTAATCTGCTGGCATGGCAGAGGTCTAATGCTGAATCTTCTGGTGAGGGCTTTAGACAGCACTCGCAAGAACTAAAGGACAAGCGTCTCAATTATGAGAAACTGCTTGAACAGCGTAAGACCGTTATCGGTGTCGCTGAAGGTCTTGCTTCCGAGTACGGTCCGCAGGGTGATAAAGCCCCCTCGTACATTCACAAGTTCCTTAAGAAGGCTGAGTCTAGCGGTGGCGTTGGTCAGTTGGCTACCGATGAGATTAACAAGTTCTTGATGACGCATAAGACCGTCCAAGACGAGACCGCCTTTAAGCAGAAGATTGATAACGAAAAGGCTTCCGCTGAAGCCCATCGTGCACAGGCCGCACAGGCGGTGTACAATGTTGCCGCCGCTAAGAAGGCTGAAACAGAAGCAGAAGCAATGCGTCAGTTCCTTCTTGAGGCTCAAGGTGCCGATGTTAAGCCTCCTACCGTAACTAAGGATGTTGAGTACGCTGTTGGTGTTAAGAATGTAAACGCACTTGGTAACAAGGTTGAAGAGTTTGACCTTGTTAACATGGGAATTGACCCTTGGACTGGAGAGATTTTTGACAAGGACACCTTCAAGTGGGCGGCTAGCGTTGATGCCAAACAGTTGGCTGAACGATTTGGTCTTCCTTTGAACGCTGAAAAGGTTGCGGCAACCGAACAGCACATTTCAAGTGTTAGAAAGAGTTTCATGGACAAACTTGGAGGCCTTGCCCCCGAGTTGGTGTTTGATGTTGGTGGAGAAAGAAAAGTTGACGATACTGGCAAAAGACAGCCTAGCCCTGCTGAAAATGCTAAGGCTTTGTATGCAAGACTAGTAAGAGGAGACACGGCTCTTGGCCTTGTTCCGCATGAACTAACTCCTGCAAATTATTCTGCCGTAAGAGAAAAGGCTTGGTCTGTTACCGCAGAAGAGCAGAAGAAGTTACAGGGTTGGGTTAAAAAGAGACTGCTTGAACTAGGCTTTAATGAAGAAGCCACGATTGCCGAACTTACTCACAACCTGTCCACAGAGGAGCACGAGAAGGATAAACTTGCCCTTTCTTTTGAGGCTGTAAAGTTGACCAAGAAGGTCGAAGTAGAGGTTGAAGACGCTAGCCTGTTGGCAAAGATGCGTTATCAGAAGGCTGTCGCAAGGTGGAAGGAGAAGGGTCTTACCCCTCCCATCCCCGAACAGGCCTACATTGCCTCTGTTGTTCCTCAGACGGTTCGTAATGTTCCTAATTTCGGACCAGACGGCAAGCCAGACGGAACTTACAAGACCTATTTTAACCAAGGAACTGGCGACAAGCCTAACTGGGTTGACGCTACTACCAAGACTGAAGCCAAGACTATGACTGACTCTGAGGCTCAACTTAAAGAAATTAAAAACGCTAACCAAGTCAGAGCCAGAACCGTCAAGGGTCAGTTTGGCGACATCATTGTTGATGGCGTTGTTACTCGTGAGTCTGACAATGAAGGCAAGTCCGTGGCTGACCTTTGGGCGGCACTTACTCCCATCCAGACTTTCAATGACCACATTGATGCACTGATTGAGTTGCAGGAAAATGTCGGACCTGTTGGTCTCCTTGGCGTTAACATGACTGCCGCCAGACTTTACAATGTTCGTGCCACGCTGGCACAGGCTCTCGCCAGAAAAGACCTTATCGGTCAAGGTGCGGTTACGGAAGATGACCAGAAACGACTTAATCAACTCGTTCAGAACCCAGACATCTGGCAGACATGGTTCTCGTCTTCGGCTAACATTGCCGCCCTTAAGCAACTTAAGCGAGTCCTTATGGATAAGGCCGCTGTCCAACTTGAAATCTCTGGCGTGGCTAGAGCCGATGGAACTAAGGGTTGGACCTTTGGTGAAAGCAAAAAGAATGCAAAGGCTAAGGCCATTGAACTTCTCAGAGCCAGACAGGGTGGTGCAAATCTTACCCCAGAACAGCAAAGAATCATTGAGGAATACCAGCAGTCTGAATAACTTACGCAAAGATGCCTCCCAAAAGTTACTACTACGAAAACGCAACCGACCTTGCAAAACTTCAAGCGGACTTTGCTAAACTGTCTTCACATGTTCCTGTAAAACTTGGAGAAGGGCTTAGGCCTAAGGAGGAACAAGTAGGTGTTGTAGAAGATGATGACACCATCGGAGAAAGAGAAGCGTACATGATTGCCAATTACGGCCCTCGTGGATATCTCGCTACCCCAGAAAATTACAAGAAGTACCTAGCCTACAAGCAGAAGAATTCTCCCAACGGATGGGGTATTGTGACTGATGCCATTACTCATGCGGCTGGTACGATGCTTGGTGGTGCGTGGAGCATGATTAAGACTGGTGACATCGCAAGCCCTCACACGCTTGCTGGCACTGCCATTGAGGGTGCATGGACTGGCACCAGATACTTTACGAACATGCTGGACATCATCAAGTATGATGCTTCCAGCCCTATCCACAGAGCACTATTCAGCCAAGGAACGGACGAACAGCAGTATCTGGACTACATTTCCTTGATGGAATTCCAGAAGGAGATGAAGCACAACGAGGAAAACGGACGATGGATTCCTCCAGAGTTTAGCATTGGAGACTGGAAACTTAAGGGCTTCAACAAGGAGGGTGTTGCTGGTTTGAGCATGGTTGCCGACCCTACTGTAATTTTCCCGCCCATGAAGATTGGCGGTGCAATAATGCGTGGCCTTTCAAAGACAGCACTGGCTATTGAAGTTGGCTCAAAGTTTAGCAACATTCTTGCTCACGGTTCTATTGCCGCAGAAAAACAGGCTCTCAAATTTGAAGCAATGGCTGGCAAGGTTGCTGGCGTTGGCGAAGGTGCTTACAACTATGTGGGCAACAAGATTGAGAACATTTTCGGTATTGAGAACATCACCACTTCTAACGGTAAGATTGTTCCCAAGGAGCAGATTATGCGTACCGCACAGGGTGCGTTGATGGGTACCGCTCTTGTCAAGATGCCTTATGTTGGAGCCGCCGCTGGTATGTGGGCTACCGCAAAGGTTACTGAACTTGGTTCTAGAACTATTGCTGAAGCACTGGCACTCGCTAGACAGCCCAGTTATCTTACGATTGCCGAAAGACTGGCTTACCAGTCCGAAAGCAAGGGTGTTCAAACCATCGGCAAGATTGCCAACTTCTCCAACGGTTTCTTTGATTACCTTGGTGGCATGAGCAAGGCCTCGTTCCACGGCTCTATGTATGGTGCCGCTTTTGGTTATGGCCTTGGTGGTGAAGAAGGATTTTACCATGGCGTAGGTACTGGTATTGGCCTTGGCGGTTCCATGCACATGCTTGGTTCTGTCTATGGCTTGTACGGCAACAGAACGCAGAAACAGATTAACAATGTGCTCAAGCACTTCGCCTATGTATCCGAGGGCTTTGATGCTCCGAAGAAAGAAGGCATCAATGTCTTGCTTGAAAACACCAAGAAGCAGTTTGGCGAAGAAGCCATGTACCGAGTCATGGCTGGCATTGCCGCCAGCGAGCGACTACAGAAGAACAGCACCCACCTCGTTCTGACCACTGAAAAGATTAAGGAACTGATGTCCGATGCTGACTGGCAGGAATACCAGAAAGAACTTGGAAGCGGCAACTTCGGTGGCTATACCACCAGAAAGAAAGATGGAAGAATCTACACGATTATCAACGCTGATTATGCGGCTCCGACTGCTGTATCTGGAGAACTGTTTCACAACGCACTGCTTAATGATAGGTACGGTACGCTTCTAAAGGAGCATGTTACCAAGGGCTTCCTTGGCACCACCGACTCTGATGGCTTCCTGTACAAGATGCCTGTCGAGGCCAGAGTCTCGTTGCTTGAGAAGTTTAGAAACGCTTACATGGAACTGGACGACACCTCTCCGCAGGTGGGTAGCCAGCGTTCCATGCTGAAGGACTTCAACGATGCCATTGAGATGGTGAAGTCTGGTCAGAAGCCCGAAACCCTTTATCCCATCTTTGAAGAACTTGCTGAGTCTTACTTCGGCAAGTATGTCCAGTCCAAGCCAATCGACTACCTTCTCCGTGGCGACAGTCCTCTGAATAACTTCGGAGACATCGTTTGGAACTCCGCACTCGATTCCGTGCACCGCTTGATGCGTCACGACATCGAACAGGCTGGTGGCAGAATTCAGTTTAAGTCTGGAGACCCCGAAGGCTTCTTCCTTGATGCAAAGGGCAAGCGAGTTGTTGTCCCCGAACTCGATAGAGTAATGAAGATTGTGGTAGACAAGATGAGGAGAGATAAGGACACCGTCCGAGGCTTCCCATCTAGGGTCACTGAAGGCCTTGCCGACCACGAGATTACCTTCAAGGGTCTCGACCACCTGTACAAGAAAGATGTAAACGGAAGATTTATTCCTAAGACCGAAGAAGAGTACAATACCGAGCAGGAAGGAAGGTTCACCAACTTGATTGCTGGCCTTTCCAAACTTAAGCCAGAAGAGAAGGGTCTCTCCCTTGTTGAAGTTAAGACAAAGGAAGAAGCCGCCTATTCTGGTTCGTATGCCGCTCGCTCCAGAAGAGGCTCTCTTGAATCGACCAAGGCAGAAATTACTAAGGCGAACAAGGAGTACGAAAAGAACCAGCGTAAACTTGAAAGAGACGCACAGAGAACCGCCAAGCGTCTTGAAAAGAACAAGAAGGATAGTGCCGAGATTACCGATGAAGTTGATGGAGATACCATTGGCTCTATCGAAGAGGGTGCCGAACTTGCCCAGTACGAAGGCCCGAAGCAGTTTAAGATTAAGGGCATGATGACCAAGGCTGAGTACGAACTGTTTGAAGATGCGTTCGGCTCTACGATTGCCAACAGGCTTATGGCTCTAACCGAGACCGCCTACAAGGCTGGCATCGATGGAAACAACCTACTCCAGTTTACTTATGAAAGTGCACAAACGCAGAAGTTCTCTCACACTCTCAAAGGTTCTCCGACTGGTGAAGACAATACTCGATATGCTGGAACGGTTAAGGAAAGGCATGTCATCCCTTACGAAGTAATCCTTTCTTACGAGCGTAAGAGACTCACCAAGAAAGACCGTGAGAAACTTGGAATCGATGACCCCGACATTTACTGGAAGGTCGGCAAGCCTAAGTTGATGGTCAATGGTATCGACTACTACGCCATCGACAGAAGAGTGAACTACATGTTCAACCACATGCGTCCGACTGACGATGTGCGTTCAATTGGCAACGGTTACATCAAGGCTGTCTATTCTTCCGAAGCGGAAATTCATTACGATGTTAAGAGACTGCTCAGCAACTATAGCCGTGGCGACATCGCTATGGCTGGTGCCGAGTTCTTTGGTGGCGGTAAGATTGGCAGAGCCAAGCGTGACATCATCAACGCTGTGATTGGTGCTCATCCTCCTAAGGAAGGATTTGATGCGTCCTACATGCAGAGAAAGGGTTACAACTACCCGCTTCACGCCCAACTTAGAAACAGCCAGATGAACGAAGCGTTCACTCCGTGGACTTCTTTTCGTCTTGATAGAATCAGTGGCAAGATTCGCCACATGCATGGCGAGGGCTTCTTCTACAGTCACGACCATGCCTACGAAAAGGCACAGGGTAACTTCAATCCCAGACAGAGACTGCCCGAACCGAGAGTGAGAGATGACTCTTACTCCAGAACTGGCGACAGAGTTGATTCTGAACTTCAGTGGCACGAACCCATTTCCGAAGGGTACATGACCACGAGAAGACTCGTCAGACAGAACGAACAGTTTGGCGGTATTACTTCCGATAGAGTCAGCGAAGTGGATGTCAGAGACTTGATTTACAAGAAGACTGAGTTCAGAGATTACCCGAGAAGCATGAGTTCAAGACGAGCGGCTTTTGCTTACCCGCATCAAGCCTCTTGGCAAATCTCCCTCAGAGACCCTAACAGAACTAACGGATTTAGCACCGAGCCTCAAGCCTTTGGTCTGGCTGTTGGTCAGATGAGAAGTTTTGCAAGTGCCGTTGATACTGGTTGGCTTAACCTACAGGGTATTCCGCAACAGTACAGAGATGCGTTCCGAGTTGGAAGCATCGGTGGTGTTGATGTCCAGTCCCCCTACAGAGGCCTTGGAGGTTCCGACCTGCTTTACGCAGAAGCCTTTGAACATCTTTACAGAAGAGGGGTAGGCTTTGTTAAGTCTACCATCATTAACGATATGGCAATCCCCATTCACCAAAGAATTAAAATGCTTGGTAATGAGAATGTGCACATGAACATGAATACCAGTTACGGTAGTCCAGACTGGGTTCTTGCAGATGTTAAGGATGCTAAAAGGTTCATCAGAACTCACGGTCAGATTGAAGTTCTTGCTGGAATTGTCCCGCCCAAGGGTGGCTTCCAGCCCAGACAGAGAAAGAACAGAGACCATCTGGCCTTTGAAATGACCAAGGCCGACTCCGAGTTTACCGACAGGTCTTGGTTTAAGTCTAAGACTGGAGAGCCGTTCCGCATGTATGTGGCTAAGCATCCCAGTGGCACTATGTTTGCCTACTTCGATGAAAGCCATGCCTTAGAAGCATTTGGCGAGGCTACCGCTGGCTACCTTAGCCATGAACATGGTTTTATTATTGACCACAGTAGAGTCGAGAGACCCATCACTTTTGAGTCAATGACCCATGTCCTTGATATTGGCTGGGGTCCAGAGCAAGGTAAGCAGTACGCATACATCTTTAGAGATGAGAACGGCAACAAGGCTGTGTCGTTCCATGATACCAAGTTCTTCAAACAGGCTGACGGAAATAACTTTGACGAAGGTATCTTTGGTGTGTTCGCCCCTAGGCAAACGAAGAAGCCTGTGCTTACTGCCAGAGAACAGATTGAGCAGAAGGCGAAGGAACTTAAACTTAAAACTGACGAAGCCAACAGACTTAGAAAAGAAGTCTCTGAAGAAAGAGTCATGCTTCTCAGAAGGATTGCCGCAGAAGAAAAGAAGTCACTTCGTCCCAAGAATACCAATGAGGAGGAGATGGCTCGTAGACGGCAACTTAGATTGTCGCTTCAGTTGCTCGATGAAGTAGAAGCATCCTCTTCCGTAATGAAGAGCGTGTTTAAGGGTAGACCCCTTGAACTGGTAAAGAACAAGAAGGCCAGCATGGCTGTCATTGCCTCCCTGTCTGACCCCGAGTACGCTAAGTACAGGGCTAGCGGTGAACTGCCGCCCGACATTGTCCAGCGTCACCTTGACATGGTTGATGCGGCCTTGATGGACCACTGGAAGCGTAAACACGCCCTAAGAAAGAGAGCCGTTGACAGAAAAGAACAGTTTGAAAAGTCAGCGGCAGGTAGAGAGCAGATGCAGAGCAGGTATGAAAGCGAACTCAAGGCTCTTGAAGAGGAATTGATTACCGCACTGACGGCATATGAGGTCTACGATGTTGCCGAAAATATCCTTGGTGCTGTCGAAGCCAAGACTCGTTACAGACTCTCTGATGGCACCGAAGCCCAACTGACTGCTACCGAAGCCAGACAGCGTGGTGCTGAAGAGGTTGTCGAAAAGCGTCAATCTGGCAGAGAACTCAAGAAGAACTACGACATGCTTGATGCGGCCTACAGTGCCGTGAGCCAGTTGAAGGGTACTGCTGGCATGAAGGGTAGCACCGAAAGACTTGTGGTCATGATGCAAGCCATCTCAAAGCAGTTGGAACTTGCCGCAAAGACAGACCCTGCCGCCAAGGCCAGACTTAATGAAGTCACCGCTTCGTTCACGAGAACCTATAACCAGACCAATACCAACCTGCGAGCGGCGGCGGCTGACATCCTTAAGCATGGTCTTCATTCGCTGAATTGGAAGGAGTCCCACGAGTACACTACCTACGATAAGTTGGGAAGAGTAGAAGCCCAAGGTCCGCTGGTTCGTGCAGAACTGCCTACCTCTGGTCACTACATTAAGGCTTACGAACCTCCTGCTAATCCCATCGGACTTAATTTTAACAAAATCAAACTTCCGTCCTCTATGAGTTTCCAGCCTGTCACGGTTGAGATTACTGGAAGAGGTGCTGGTGATAAGTTTGTTGGAGAGTATGGTGTAAGAACCGCAATCGAGGGTCTCAGAAAGGAACTTGCTCAGAAGACCAAGATGGACTTCAGCGAGTGGACTGACCAGAACATTGCTGACCTTGCTCTGGCTACCCCGAAACAGGTTGAGCAACTTTGGGGCGATGCTAACAACATCAGACCCGACAAAATCTGGCAGTGGCTTCAGCCTAACTCTTCTCCTCACGCCAAGAAAATTCGTGAGTGGGCTAAGGGTGAGAACAAGGTTAGCACCAAGGGTAAGAACGGTCAGATTTTAATGGCTAACGGCAAACCTGCCTATGTCATGTTCGTGGATAACATCTACGACTCTCCGTTTGAGTTCGACCCCAAGCGTAGCATTTTTACTTTTGACAAAAAGAGCATGTACGCTGGACGGTCTGCGTTCCCCTCTGATGCAAAGGGTATCACCGTTGTTCCTGCTTCCGAACTGGGAGTGATTGAGGGTGGAGAAGGCTACCACTTTATGTGGGACAAGGACAGATTCCTTAGAGGTGAAACCCAGTCTGAAACCTTCAGAAGTTTTGATGACATGATTCAAAACCATCAAGGTATGCAGACCATTAAGCGGCTTACCTTCCCTTCTACTACTGGAAAATATACGGTACACCAGCCCAACGGAAACCAGATTGGTGGTGTGTTTACCAATGTTGCCGAGGCCAAGCGTCTTGCCATCCTTGACCTGCACCAGAACAATTCCAGCGACATTGTATTCCAGTCTTTGAAGAGGCTTGATGCAGTTGCTGGTCGCTCCCTCATTGACCTCATCGAGGCAGAAACTGACATTAAGTATCTTGACCCTCGCAGTGTCTCCAAGGTTAGGCGAGCGATTGATAATCCAGATTACAATCCCAACCTGCCCCAGTCTGAGACCAATCAACCGAAGATTATCGAAACTAAGACGGAGCAGTCGTCTCCCAACAGTCAAAGAGACTTTAGAGACCTTGCCGTTTATAAGTTTGGAGACATGATTCTTGTCACTTCCGACTCCAATCAGTCTAAGATTAGTGCCGTCAGAAGAAACAAGAAGGACAGCAAGACCAACACTGGTCCTCTGATTAACCAGATTGAACAGACAAGCGGTGGCACTTCGTTTAAGACCCTTGGCGATGTGTTTAAGATTAGGTTCAGAGAGAACGGAGAGTTCCTGTCTGTTGAAAGAGTTGATACTTTCAAGAGTACCAAGGAGTTGAGACAGTGGATGCGTCAGATGACTGACCCCGAGACCGCCTCCTTCCAGAAAATTCAAGGAGTTGCTACCAGACTCAGCGAACAGTTTGGCGAGATGATTAAGCCAGCCTTCATCGAGGAGCGTAAGCGTGTAGCCAGAGTGCTTAAGGAAAACCCTGCCCTCATCCGTGAGAAGTTGAAGAAGTTGCAGGAAATCAACAAGGAATACCTTGAAGAACTTAAGAGAAGAAAGATTGCTACCACCAAGACTGGTTTGCAGGAAGCCATTAAGGAGAACAACATTGAGATTGATATCCTTACCGAGCAGAGAGACAGCCACCTAATCTTCTTGGCTAAGCGTGGCTTCCTTCGTGACAAGAATGTACAAAAGAAAATCATTCAGAGCGGCATGTTTAAGGATGTGCCAGAAATTCTTGAGCACGAAAAATTCCTGCTAGAGTACCAGCCGAGAGGTGCTGGCATGGAGCATGCCGACTACCAGATTGCCAGCGGAGGTGCACTTCCTAAGGATGCTGTTACCGACCTAATCAACAACGCAATCCGTCAAGCAAGCGTTGCCAGCGACAAGTTGGTAAGACCTTTCGGACTTGAGGATACGCTTAACGCTCTTCAAGAAAAGATTAAGGGCGATGACTATATCCGTCTTGAGCGTGAAATCGAGTTGCTTGAAGACCAACTACAAGCCGCCAGAGGTGGTAAGATTAACAACAGGGTGATGAACCCTCTTGAGAAAATCAGAATCGGCAAGAAGCGTGGCGTGGTTAAGCAGATGACCCCCGAGGAGGCCAGAAAGTATGAACTTCAGTTGAAGATTGACGAGTCAAAGGCCAAGGAAATCGATACCGATACCGCACTCAGCCAGTACGAAGCCGATGTTGTTCAGAACCTTGAACCCAAGGCTGACTACTTCACCCTCTCCAGATACCTTCCCATTGAAAAGTGGGACTCGATGTCTGGTCGCTGGGTCATGGAGGAATACACCAGCCCTCACGAACTTCACCAGAGATTTAAGAGAAGTCTGTCTGACATGACTGACCTGTACAGGTCTACCATGGATGAAAGCAATCCGAACAGAGTGAGCCTTGAGCAGTTGCTTAAGGACAACACTAAGTTTGAAAAGGCTGACCATGAACTCACGAAGAAGGAGATGGCTGACGATGCTGACCTAAACCTCCGTGGTGTTGACGGCTTTGACATGAGCCACGACCTCACCCCAGAAGGCCTTACCTTTAGAAGAGCGATGAACACCCTCATCAATGATGAGATTAACATCTACACCCAGAAGGGTAACATTGAGCGTAAACTTGCAGTCCAGTTCCCAGATGATGTTGAGAGGGCAAAGCAGATGGAAAAAGTTTGGGCAAAGATTGAAGCCAATTATAACAAGACCCATCAGAAAAATAAGGAGGCTCTCCTTGATGCCTACATGAAGATGCCTAAGGAGTTACAGGCCAAGTACGAAGAGGCATACATCACTCGCCAGAACGAAAACATGCTTATCATCCAGACCAGACTTAAGCATGAGACTGCTGAGTTTGTTAAGGCAGTCAAGGAACGGCTTGTTACCATCAACGCAGAAGATGCGGAGGCATTACAGAAGTACCAAGAAATGGGAATCAAGGATGACCCTAACAAGGTTTTCCCTTCAAACCATCCTCTTAGATATGTTCTGCCTCATTTGTTTGAAGAAATCTATCCTCTTCCTCAAGACTTGAAGGCGGCTTCGTCCATGCCTTCTCCTATTGATGCACAGACTAACACCCGAGTTCCTTCTGCTACTAAGAATGTTCCTCTGTACGAACAGAGAACCCAGAGAGCGGACGGAACTTTCTCTGATGTTGTGCCCAAGACTTCTGAAAGCGATGTCACTGGCGTTGTCGGTGGAGAAAGGGTTAGCGGTTGGAGATACGGTGAGACGCATGGTGCGGAAACTGGTGTCAACCTTACGCTAAAGTCTGTCATTGAAAACGAAAACATCGATGTAGGCATCCGCAGACAGCGAGGCCTTCGCCAGATTGACATGTTCGCAAGAGCGTATGCACACGCCAAGAGAATGAAGGCTGAACAAGCCAAGGGTGGTGAAGCCAGAGTCGATGCTGAAGACATGAAGTTGGTAAGCATGTTCTTCCCAGAGATGTTCAGCGAAGGTCACCCAGACTTTGTCCAGACCAAGCCTTCTGTCAGACAGGAGTACATTGCTGGCGTTAAAGAGATGGAGCCGACCTTTGACCAGCAGTACAACATCCACGAAATGAACACCTTGTTCCACCACTGGGTTAAGGCAACCATGGCTGACCAGAACAAGACCAAGAATGCCATTGCAAGACTGAGCGGTGAAGAGCGTCTTGCTGAACTGACCAGACCAGAGAACCTCGACCAGTACGGTAACATCGACTGGAACAAACTGACCATCGAAGAGATGGACTTTGTAATTCACTCCTTTGAGCGTGTGAACATTGGCCTTGGTAACTACAAGAGCCTGTCCGACTTCATTAACAATCCACTCTATGAGAAGGCTATGCTTAGCACCTTCTTCAACGCTCAAACCGAAACGCTCAGAACCATCTTCGACAATCCTCGTGATGCGGCTGTCTTCCTTTCCCTTAAGGGAGAAGAGAAGGTTAAATTCCTTCACCAGATGATTGGTCAGATTAAGGAACAGGGAAGGCAGGTTGAGTTTGATGTCAGAAGAGAAGCAAGACAGCCCTACCTTGAAGCCACGGCTGGAGACTGGATGGCTCAGATTGAACTGGCTAGAACTGCCGAAGTGGAAGACAAGGTACGCAGGGTTCAGCAGACCTACATCGACTTGGCTAAGACCGAGTCCGCACTTAAGGTCTACCGTGGTCGTACCGAACAATTCATGAAGAGCAGACCCGATGCCCTTCAGAATGTCCTCGATATTGATGACGGATTTAAACTCCTGTCACCCGACCCCGCTACCTCAGTGCAGTGGACTGACATGGGCTTCCCGCTCGTGGTCAACCCTAACCCCAACGACACCTTCTTCAGAACTCCGAACGGCATGTTCGTGGCGTTCAGAGACGGCAAGTCTTACAAGTTGTTCTTCAACGGACACACCTCTGAAGATGGAAACCTTAAGGTCAATCCGTCCCATGTGATGACCGCCCCCGACCTTGACCGCATACAGGTAGCCATCCGCTTCTTCGCTGACGACCTTAAGAAGGCCGCACTTATTACCAAGGAGATGGCTGGCAGTGAGGTTCTTCCTGCCGACAAACTTGGCACCTTCACCAAGTCGTTCTTCGACAGGCACGGAGGCACCATCCCTCCCGATGTCATCACCAACTTGACCGAAAGCCTGTCTAAGATTGGCGTGTACGCTGACACTACCTTCATCCAAGTTGGTAACAACAAGCGTAAGGTAATCCTGTACCCCGAGTCTGACGCATGGGATAGAATCCATAGCGGTGATTACGAAAAGGTAAACGGCTCTTGGAGAATCCGTAAAGAGGTTGCCGAGGCCAGACTGGAACTGTTTGCCGCCAAGGAACGCAATAGGAACATGCCTACGGTTGAGCCTAAGGCCGTTGAAGAGGTCGGTGGCAGTGCCAACATGCCCGACCACCTTACCCCGCCTCCTCCCGACAAGGCCGCAAGCAAGGCTGATGCTAAGACTACCTTTACCGTCCGTAGCGAAGGTCCGATTATGATGGGTGAGTCTAACACCCCTGTCTATAATGACTGGACAACCGTCACAAACGATGAAGGCTTTACCATCATTCGCCAGCAAGCCCTTGATGCCAAGGCTTGGAGGAGCACCTTCTTGGTATTCTCTCCCAACGGTATTCAAATCAGCAAGACTAAGAGCGAACAGGAAGCCGTAACCGCAATCTTTGAATACAATGGAAGATAAATCTTTAAGAGAAATCGCTGACGAACTGCACAAAGGCGGTTGGATTATCGCCATGCTGGGAGCACTTGGTATGCTCGCCAGACTTTTACTCACAAAGGAACGATATTCGTTCATAGGTTGGAGCAGATACATTACCGCTGGTGGCATCACTGGCGTACTAATGTACTTTGCCCTTTTTAACACGGACATTGAACCAATGATTAAGTCTGTCCTTTACAGCATCAGCGGAGCGATTGCTCCAGAGTTGTTTGAAGGATTGATTGACAGAGTGCGGAGAAAGTTGTCGTGAGGTATGCCCTGCTATCCCTTCTACTTGTCGGTTGCTCGTCTGCTCCTGTCGAGAAGACCGTAACTAAGGTTGAGGTAGTTGATAATCCAGAGCATGAAATCTACATCGATTACCTTGAGTCGGAGATTGCTCTGGCTGGTGCTGGAGTAGTTGTTGTCCGTGACATTACCGCACCTAGCCCAGCCAAGGATATTTTGACGCTAACCTACAATAGGCTGTCTGGTATCAGAGAGCCGTCTGCCTCAGAAGTTGAAAATATGCAAAAGGCACTGAAAGATGAAAAAACATTGCAGGCCTCAAAAGCAGTAGCACTAAAAGTTGAAGCAGAGAGTACCAAATTATACAAAAAGGTAGAAGAAGTAAACGAAGAAAATAAATCGCTAAAACGACAGATTGAATTAGTAAACGCACAGAAGGAGGCAGATGCCAAGAGAGCGGCAACTCAGAAGACGCTCGATGACATCACTGCGTCATGCAAGTGGGTCGGTGGCTTCTTTATGCTCATGTGTGCGGGTATGATTTTCATGGGTAGGTATCCTACTGCGTCTGTGTGCGGTGCTGTTGGTATGGGTTGCATCATGTCTCCAATCTTCATCCCAACCGTGCTGATGCAACCTTGGTTCGGGTACACCATTGCAGGTATGCTAATCGTTGGTATACTGTATGGCGTGTACTTCGCCTTCAAGCACATTGACAGGAAGCCACGCACTAGCAAACTGCCGAGTACGCAGGACTAGTGTAGGTGGCTTTGTTGTTGTGGCTGTTGGGACTAGTCCGTGCCAGTGGCTACCATACTTGCTACCTACCAAGTAAGGATAGTCCTATTCATCGTCCTCTGTCCATATATCGCCTTCGCCTGTCGGTTCATCGATGTATTGGTCATCATCATCTTGAAGGATGGGTTGTGGCGATGGCATGTAGGCCAGCGAGCGTTCCGTGTTGTAGTCAACCATTTCCTCTGCTTGCTCATACGAAAGGTTGTCCTTAGCCACAAAGCATTCGATGACTGTTGGCTTATGGTAGATGATGCCCCCAGTAGAGGCATCCTTGCCAAGTATGGCTGAATCAAGCCAAAGTCTTGGTTCAAGGAAAACGCATCCCTTAAAAGTCTCATCGTTTTCTTTTAGTTCGGCTTTGCTTACTTTTCTCGCTTTCGACATAGTAGTGTTTAATTGGGTAGGTTCTTTCTCCGACTTTTACGGTGAATGTTTTTTCCTTTATAAGGTCTGGCCTTGTTCGCTTTATGCTTGAGAGCATTCTTTGAGCGGTTTTTTGATGCCTTTTGATTCTTCTTCCATACTCCGCTGATGTAAACCACCCCTTGGGGACGATGTCCACAGAGGAGTCTTGCACAATCTGCTGAAGAAATTTCAGTTTCGCTTTGTTCACAGGTCGGAATGGGAGTAAATGAATTTGGACCCAACTTTGTGGGCTTGCCAGATTTTCCAGTTTTTACCTTCAACAAATCCGTAAACCCATCCATTGCCCCATCGGCTGGTTGCGAGTCTGTTCTTAGCGTATGCCATATCCCCCTTTTTGCAGAGACAGCCCCCCGAGAACCCAACCGCACCACCATGCTTCTTGGCACAGACCTGCTCAATCCTGTGGATGTGTCCCATGACGATTGCTCCTCTTGGCTCCGAATAATGCTTAGCATGCTCTTCCACAGCGTTGACACCGCATGTGTAACCATGCATGAAGCGAATCGGACCAAGTTCATGAACTCCCTCGTCAGCATGGTACTCGTAAATCTTACGGCATCCATGCTCCTTGAGAAAGCGTTTGATGTCGGAGTCGAGTTCCATGCAATAGTCTTGTTTAAGTCCATTAGATGATGTGTGGATGATTTGACTGAGTCGGTCTTCGTGGTTTCCATAGAGAAATACGGTTGGCTTGAACTTGGAGATGAACTCCTTGCCAGCACAGACATCTTCATAGAGAGACTCGTCTTCTTCCTTTCCGACAGCCCCTTTTCTTAGGCTACGAAAATCGAAGCAGTCACCCAGATGGATGCGGTGCATGGGTTTAAACGACTTACAAAAATCAAATAGGCTATCGGCTACGCTGTGGTCTACCATGTCTCCATGGTTATCACCGACAGCAACGAATGTTTGTCTTTTACTCATGAGATTTCCATTTGTTCCTAGAGAACAGGTCTTTCCACATTTCGGACACCTTAAGTCCAACGGTGGCGATGACTTTCTTCTCGTGCGGAGTGAGTTGTTTGAGTGCTGGCTTCATAATTTCTGGCCTACGCTTTTTAAATTTAGTCACGGTAGCGGACGCTCTCTGGGATTATATCAATCTCTTTGCGGATATATGCGAGTATGTCCTCCGCTTCCTTTAGGGTCAGCATGATGTACCGTTGCTTCCCCCCCTTTTTCGCCCAGCCCACCAAATAGGCCAGACGGCTGTCCACTTTCAAAACGCTTCTTTTCGCTTTCATAGAAGTTGAGTAGGTTAGCCAGTACTTGGACATCCATTCCAAGCATCATGGCACACGCCCTAAGGGTGTTAGATTTTGGGTTGTTGTTGTTGTACATAGTAAATGACCCTGCTTGGAATCGAACCAAGATTCTCTGCTTAGAAGGCAGATGTTCTATCCGTTGAACTACAGGGTCTAGTTACTTAGTAGGGTACATCGTCACCAGAGGGCTGGGACGACTTCATGGCATGCAAGGCTTGTGCGGACTTCTTGAGGAGCAAGTCCTTGGGGTTGACCTTACCAGTCTTTTCCCACGGCTTCGGCTCCCACTTGTTCGCCCAGTAGTCAAGGTCGCTCACAGGCAGGTCTTGCAGAGCAGTACCCTTGGCCTTACCAAACGGCACAGCAAGGGTGAAGTCGGGTTCACCGCTGGAGGGCGTGTAGGTAGGGTTAGGAATGAACTTGGAAGGGGCAGGAGTGTTAGCCACACGGACGGTCTCTGCATCGTCATCAGCCGTAGCGATACCCGCCACGGAGGCCAGCGAATAGCGTCTGATGTACGAGATGATAGAGCCAGCCTTCTGACCGTCCATCTTATCGTCAGCCTTGATGGTGCAGTCCGCTTCAAGCGAGCCGCCATCTTCATGGATGACAATGGTTCGGACACCAATGCTACCGTCAATGCCAACAGGGCATTGGATGATAGCAAGGCCGTGCTTGGAGAACACTGGCTTAATTTGCTTCAAATGAGCCGATAGGCTGGCATAGGAATTTTTATGAAATGGATTGGTGGAGTCCGCTTGGACATCCTCCAGTTCCGCAATGGCTTTGACAAGGGCCGCACAAAGTTTGGCCTGTCGATTTTCAAACGAGTTTTCGTCCATGGGTATTAGTTAGTTTGGGTTTGGGTGAGAGACTTGCGGACGCTATCGATGCAATCGATGTTGACCCGCTTGACCTTGCCATCGTCTTGACGGTAGGTGTAGTAGTTGTACTTGGAAACCTTTACAGGCTTCAGCAGTCGTGCCATCCGTCCGTCCGAAAGGATGACATATTTCTGTGCGTTGATTACTTGGCTGTGTTCGTTATTCATGGTGGGTGGAAGTTGTAAAGGTATCGGCCTTGATTGCTTTGTCAAACAGGTTTTTGCGGAAAGACACTTTGTGGGCATGCATCTTTCGCTTCTCTGGGTCTGTTATGTCGGACAGTATCTCGTCCAAGTGCATTTCCGCAAGTGAATAATGGTGCTTAATGTAGGAGCACTTGTTCTCCCAGTATTCTTCGGATTTATTCATAGTATTTTAGACGAAAACGCTTGACACCATTTTGCTTGTAAGAAGGTGCAAGATGATAGTCGAACCCGATTGCCCTAGCGGCAGACCAGCCCATGGTGTACATGAGATATAATACCTCTGGCGAAGGTCGTGCCAGTCGGTGCTTCTGATGCATCTCAGATAGCCACTCAAGGTAGGACTTGGCGTACTCTCGTGCGACAGACTCGCTTGGGTGCTTAGAGTGAGGGTATGTCTTGAGTCCCTTGGCTTTTCGTATCTCAGTGATGTGCCGCCAAGTGATGTCGTATATTTGGTACGAGGAAACGGAGCGGCCTCCATCACCTGTGGTAGGTACGCCCTTGGACTCTGCCCATGAGACAGCGTCAAGAACTCTGCCCATTTCTGACGCATGGCTTGAGGGTGCCACAAGAGCGAGGATGAGGCAGAGAGTTGATACATTAAGAAGCCCCATAGATTTTGAAGTAGTCCTTCAACCTACGGACGATGGCACTACCAGTTTCGGAATTCTGGAAGCGTTCGGAAAGTCCGCTACCGTTATAATTCGTGGTGATAATTGTAGCCCTCTCGTTGGCGGTACGCTCATCGATGATGGCGAACAGGTCTGACTCCATGCGAGCCGTCAGACGCTCCTTGCCAAGGTCATCGATGCACAGCACGGCACAGTCGATGAGACGCTCAAGGACTTCGCCATGGTTGCCGTTCTTGAAGCCCTCCTCAATCTTCTGTTCCAGCCTACGCATGGTGATGAACTCGGAACGCTGTGGGTAAGCGTTGAGCCAAGCCATGTTGTAGATACGCCAAGCGGCACGAGTCTTGCCAGTCCCAGTCACGCCATGGAGCAGGATGCTCTGGGTCTTGCTGGGGCGATACTCCTCGATTGCCTTCTGCATAGCGGGAGAAAGCAGACTATCCCTAGTAGCCATGAAGGCACTCGGGGTAGACGGATGGATAGCCGCAAACTGCCAATGGTTCTTGGTGAACACCTCAAGGTAGTTGAACGGATACTCGTGATGCTCCTTGGTCTTGAAGCACTCAAGGCACACAGCGATGTAGGGCTTGAACTTCTGGCTGGACGAGTCCCACACAGGGACTGCGTCAGACTTGCAGTGGACGCACTTACTTGACATTGTACTTGGTCCTCAGTTCGTGGAGTTCACGCTCCAGTTGCATGATGTAGTCATCCTTGCGAAACTTCACGAGGGTGATGTCCATACGCTTCTTAGCCCTGTTGATAGCAGGGTAAGAGTAGCCGTAGTTGGTGTGGATGAACGAGGCTGGCTTCTTCAGCGTGAACGCTTCGTAGACAGCCTCCTTGATGGAGGGTTTAGAAACCTCTGGCATGGTCGTTGTTAGTTAGTGTTGGTTTGGATTTGACTGCGTTGTCAGCAAAAAGCCCCTGCCAGCCCATGGCAATGCTTTTGTTGATTGAGTTCACGGCCTTCGACTCGCTACCCCATCCTGCGAGCATGGACAACTGCTCACGCATCGTGGTGGGCTTCATGGCCTTCTTGATTTCAATCCTGTATGCTACCCACTTCTCCCAAGCCAACTGGAAAGGCTCACCATAAGGAAGGGTTAGGGTAGGTTTATCCTCTTTTTTATCTTCTTTTCTATTAGGGGGAAGTAGAGTTCCCTCCTCGGGTGCAACAGATTTCCCAGCCCTAGGGAAATTGGTTACCTCGACCAAGGCCTTCTTGGCTACCGTGTGCAGATACCGCACAGAGCCGTGCTGGTTGGCCTCCACCTGTCGGGTGATAAGGCCAGCCTCCAGCAGGGCGTTGACGATGTTCTTCACCTGCCTCGGGGATACCCCCAAGATACGGCCTAGGTAGCCATTGGAGGCGTAGCAACCGTCCTCCCCATCCAGAGAGTCAATAATCCCATAAGCCACCTTCTCGGTGACAGTGAGACCCTCGTGTTCCAAGACTTCCTTTGGAACCCATACGCCAGTAAACTTTGGACTCATGTTAGATGCGGAGGCTTGAGATGACGGAGTCATTGATGCCACGCCACGCATTGTGGGTCTGGCAATGGCTGTACTCCGTGAGCAACAGGCGAACCTTATCCTTACACTGCTTCATCAGTTCGGGAGAGAAGGCATGCACCGCCACACCAAAGGGCGGCTCCTTCTCGACCACGATGAACGAGAACTTGAACTCCTTCTGGTACATGGCCTCGGCAAGCAGGGCATAGAACCCTGCCTGTAGCCAGTACAGGCGGTCTTCCACCTCGTAGGTGAAGGCCTTGTGGTCGGCACTTCGGCTGGTCGTTTTGATGTCTGCCAAGACGGCACAAGGGACGCACATCAAGTCCAGTTTGCCCTTACAGGTAACGCCCTCGACAAGGTCAGCAACGACCACCTGCTCGGTGTCGCACTTACGCATAATCTTAACAGCCGTAGGGTGGCACGAGATGGCGTTCACACAGCCATCGACAATCTCACGAGACTCGCCCTTAAGGACGACCTTACCGCTGGATGCGGCAACGAACTCAGCATACTTCTGCTTGTCCTCCGTCTTACGCCTGTCAAGGCCGACAGGAGCGTAGGCGAACTTGCCAGCAAAGGTGTTCGGTTCAAGGAGCAGGGCATGAACTGCCGTGCCGATACGCATCTCTTCGGTCTCTTCGGGAGACTCCTGTTTAGAGAAGTGGTAAGGCGACTTAAAGAAGGCCTTAAACTTCGATGCGTTGAGGTGAGGAAGCGAGCGGTACTCGGCCTCCGTGATGTTTAGTACTTGTGGGTTCATTGTTGTTTTGTGTGTTTGAAGAGTACCTGCACCGATGGTTCGATGCTCCAGTACTTCTCAATGGTTATACTCCAGACCTGTGAATCGTCAAGCCAGTATCCGTGAGTTGTGAACAAGTCCAAAATAACCTTGACAGCGTTGTCGCAGTCTGGTTTGGTGGTCTTGGGCAGGGTCTTGAGCCTGTGAATTTTTTTGAGCAAGTATTTGGGAGGGCTGTAAAGCAACTTGATGTGAACCTCGACTGGCCCCTCCATGGGATGCTGGGGCTTAGATTCAGCCACCCAAGGCTCAAAGGTACGCATCCAGCCCTTAATCTTGCTGTTCTTCATCTTCCCCACAAACATCTTGCCTGTGCTGGACTTTAGGACTCTTAGGGCCGCTTGGTGGGTGCTCGTAGGCGGTTCATGGGGGATAACCAGCCAAGTTTCTGTTTGACCTAGGAATTCGTGCATGTTATGTGTTAAAAATGGAATACGAGTCTAAGCCAGACAGAATCAAAAACGATGGCAAGTCTGTTTCTCTTGAGAAGTTAGACCCAGAAAAGAAACAGAAAATCGTTTGGATGACGGAGCAAGGCCATACGCAGAAGGAAATCGAAGATGAAGTGAAGGTGTCCAGCCATACCGTGGTCGCTGTAAGGCAAGACATGGGCGATTGCAACATCGATATTGGCAACTACAAGAAGCAGACCGCTGACCTGTTCAAGAACATCGTCATGAAGGGTGCTAACCGCCTCAATAACGAAATCAACGACATCCCGATTGGCATGATGCCAGTTTCTCTGGCTATCTTGATTGATAAGATTGCCGTGCTCCAAGACCAGCCAACCGTCATTGTTGAGAACAGGCTCAGAATTAGTCACGAACACCTAAACAAGATGCTTGAGGGTGAAGTCATTGACCTTCCGAATTCAGACCCTCCTCCTCCTGCGGGATAATTTTTGGGCAAAAGGAATTCTAAAAAAATTTTCATAAAAAGGCGATTCAGCCACAACAACAGGCTGGGTGCGTGAGCGAGCAAACCCTTGATTTCATTGGTCGGAATTGAGGTCTGCCCCCATTGCGTTTGCCCAAGCAATGGTATGATTGGTTTGTCGGTTCTAGCGATAACTCATCAATGTCGGTGAGCCGCTGGGGCTGGCAAACCCAAAACCAAAACAACAACCATGACCGAACAAGAAGTAAGTGCATTCCTTAACGAGATGCACATGACCCACAACATCAGCATCACCTTCACGCCCATAGGCGAAAAGGTTGCGGATGCAACCACAAACAATGCAACCACATCGCTTACCGAAGAGCGTGTGATTGAGTTGATTAAGGAACACACGCAGGTGCAAAGCGATGCAATCGAAGAAGCAGTCAAGTCGGCAATCGAAGACTTCGACTTCAGCGACATCGTGGATGACTGCTGTAACAACCGTGACATCACTTACGATGTCGAGCAGGCTCTCGATAGTTTGAGCGGCTCTCAACTGCACGAACTCGCTCGCAGTCTGAGGCGTGACCAAGGCATGCTAACCGAGGATGACATCAGTCCTAGCGATGTGATGCTCAAGTCCGAGCACCTCAACGAAGACGATGTCATGACTCGTGGCGACATGAGCGATGCCATCGCTGATGACCTCAAGCGTGACTGGTTCAAGATGATGGTTAACGACCTCGTCAAGGACACGGTTGAAAAGACGATTAAGGAATTGTTCGCAAAAGCGTTCGACTCCAAAGCCAATTCAACCCCTGCCGCACCGTTCGATAATGAAACTCCTAACATTCAATAACGCCAAGACGACCAAGGGTGACAGCCTTGGTTGGAGGACTGCCATCATGTATTTGGCTCCGTCAAATTCATCTGGCATCGCCAACACTTGTCGTTGGGCAACGCACGACTGTCGTGCACTTTGCTTGTACAACTCTGGCTACGCTTCGGTTTATCCGAGCGTGAACAAGGCTCGCATCGAGCGAACCAAGTTCATGGTAAAGCATACAGCCGAGTTCATCGAGCAACTGTGCAAAGAAATCGAGGCTCACATTCGGTTCTGTAAGAAGAACAAGATGAAACCATGCGTTCGCCTCAACGGAACATCGGACATCTACGAGCAATGGCACTTCGACAGCGTCATCCAGAACTTCCCAGAAATCCAATTCTACGATTACTCGAAATCGATAGACAGAGTTCTGATGTGGCTTAACGGATACGGCCCGAAGAACTACCATCTCACCTACTCTCACGCAGAGGGTAGGCTTGATGAGTCGTTCACCGTGCTGGAGAAAGGTGGCAATGTTTCCGTAGTCTTCGACACGCCTCGTAACAAGAGGCTACCGAAACTATGGAACGGCTACACCGTGCTCGATGGAGACAAACACGACCTCCGTTTTCTAAACCCAGACATGCGATACAAACTAGACAAGCGTGCTGGATTAGTAATCGGTCTTCGTGCCAAAGGCAAAGCCCGCAAGAAAGAAGCAATCCCAAACACATTCATCAACCCAACCCGCAACACCAAATAACATGGAACAAGAAGCACAATACAGCGACATGCTGTCCTCAGTATACACGGAGGTAACTCTCCTCGTAAAAGTACGAACCACATTCATCAACAAAGATGGAATTCATCTGGGCATCCCAAGCCCGATGTCCCAAGAGTTGATGCATGAGTTCAAGCAATGGGTTAAGCACACAGGCAAGTGGTCTGTGAACTTCGACCCTTGCTCTCACGGTCTGTCGAAAGACCTAGTATTCATTTCCGAAAACTCCGAAGTAGATGCGACAGTCATCAAGGTTGTCCGCATCGTTGACGAGTATCGAGACACTTTCATCGACCGTGTGGAAGATGAAGAAACCAAGTAACAACCAAACACAAACACAAACACCATGAGCCTAGATTGGCACCTTCCGTGTGACGAATACACGGCTAAACATCACGCCCAACCCAAGAAACTGGAAGACTTCCAGTACAAAGATAGTGAAGGAGAAAACTGCAACTGGGTCGAGGCAACCTGTTTCGTATGGACGCAACTTGCGTTACAGTACGACACGGCAAACAACCCGCTCAATGAAGACAACTTCAAAGAGTGTCACCGCCGCTTGAACATCCTTAATGACCTTGGATGGAGCAACACATGGCATGTCGGAGACAAGAAGCACAAGTTAAAGCCCACAGACATTATCAATCTGTGGGGCTTGTGGACTAATGTCTCTCACAAGTCCAAGCGTGAATGGAACGACTGGCTAATTCGTGCCCTCTCTCGTGAAGCAGGTGATGACCTTGCGTCATTCTCTCGCAACCACGAAGACCACGAGCAGTACGAAAAACTACCGCTATACGAAGCAATCAAAAAGATTGCGGATGCCGAGGCAACTAAGCCTCGCTTCTACGACTCTCGTGTACGCAAAGACGAAGAACCTTCCGAAGGCACTCCCGCCAACGGCTAACCCAAAACCCAAAACAACAACATGAAACAACAAGATAAGAAGGAACTCAACCGCATCATCCACAAGAAGACCATGGAGAACTATCTCGATGGCCTTAAAGACACGGATGACAACGCATGCTTCACCGTATCGCAAGAGCCGCTGTTCACAGCAGACGGAACTCCTACGAACTACTGGTGCAACAGGCGTGATGACAACGGTGTCGTGGTGGGACAAGTCTCCCAGCACTACTCCGTCATCCAGCATTGTGACCTGCTTGATAAGACTGAACTTGCGTTTCACAACCAAGGCCTGTCGAACTTCAAGAAGGACACGATTGTCTGGAACTACGGTGCTCGCATGAGCACCAACTACACATTCGGCAACTTCACGAGGTTCGTGAAGGGTACGAAGATGAACAAGGGTGACGAACTTGCGATGCGTATCAGCGTCCGCAATTCGCATGACGGTTCTTCTCAAGCACTCTTCCGTGTCGGGATGCTTCGCCTCGTGTGCACCAACGGCATGACCTCGCTGACCAACGAAATCTCCGCTAACAAGCGACACAAAGGCGTAATCAGCCTTGAGTTCTTGTCGCTGGGTATCGCACAAGCCGTCACGCAGTTTGAAGACTCTCTCCGAATGTTCGGTGCTCTCGCTGACCGAGACATCAAACAGCGTGAGGGTGAAGTCATCCTGCAACATCTCGTGCACAAGGGCACGATGAGCGAACGCTTCTACAAGGAAGTGTCGCAAGTCTGGCAACGCCCTTCGTATGCTGAAGACAGCGGACGCAATCTCTACAACCTATACAATGCCATCACGGAGCGAGTCACTCGCCACTATGATGACCGTGGACAGGTTGAAGTGAGTGACCGCATCAATACTGGTGCACTTACCACGCTCAATCGATTGATGGTCGATGAGTCCTTCTTCGAGACCGTACTGACCAATACGCCTTCGCTGAATTAAGTGTCCATCCTAGTTGAAGTAGTCGTTAGCACGATTGTTATCGTCATCGTGCTATCTGAAAAAGATTAACTAGAAAAATTCGCTGTTAAGGCGATTCAGCGTGTAGATTAAGAGAACGCTTCGTGCGACACCCTCTGCGTCTACACGCTTCCTTTTTACCAACCACCAACCCATTGCATCTACCCATGCCATGGTATTATTCCTTTGTCGATGTTAGCGACAATTCACCAACTACGGTGAACCCGCTGGCTGAAACGAAACCCAAACCCAAACCCAAACACCAACATGAGCAACGCTCAATCCACCAGCAACAATAACGACAAGCCCCATGTCATCGAACACCTCGACAGCGTCCAACGCATGCCGTGCGTTTCGTTCATCGTGCTCGTCATCACCACCTCGCACACTTCCGACTTCATGAAGAAGTATGACCGTGTCGAGACCGAAGTCATCCAAGGCGACTTCAAGTTCTCGCTCGCCTATGCCTCCGTCTTGAAGGCTCATCGCCATCAGTATAGCGATGCTGTCATCAAGTTCCGCATGACGGCTTTCGATAACAAGAACTTCCGCATCTATTCCGTCTGCCGCTTCAAGGATTTCTTGGCGTGCATGACGCACGAGACCAAGGAGTTCCTCATCAAGCACGGCAACAACAGCGAAGACGGTGTCCATTGCAACTGGGACAAAGCCAATGGCGTTGACGCTTGGTTGCACCATGTCGATGCCGTCAAGCACGAGCAGGATGTCTTTGCTCGTGATGGCGATATCGCTCTCTGGGAGCACAAGAACAAGGAGAACATCGAGTATGCTGATGCCAGCGAACTCTACACCAGCGAAGACACCAACAACGCCTAATCATCTCGCATGACTGCATGAGGTCCGACCCCTCATGCATGATTGCATAACCAACAAACCACAACAAAACCCACCGCCGCCAAGGCAATTCACACATGAAACTCAACAAGACGCTCATCGGTATCAACATGGTGCCGACTCCGAAGACGAACGCTGACTACACCCTGTTCATCGTTCGCATCTACAACGAACCCAAGGGTGATGTGCATGATGAGCACGAGTTCGACACGCACGAAGAAGCCAACGCTTTCATCATGGGCTTCTGCACCGCAATCGAATGCACCCATAAGAAGTGGGCGATTGCCGCTCGCACCAGCGATGGTGTTATCGAGGATGTCTGCTCCAACGAAGACACGCTCTAATCACCATGAAGAATAACTTCCTCATCGACATGCTTCCCATCAAGCGTGGCAAGCAATGGATAGTTTCAATCTGCAACAGCGATGACCAACTCGACTCCGAGTATTCGTTCTCTCGCAAGAAGGACGCACAACTCTTCATCGATGGTTGGGTTGCTTGCATCGAAACCCACAACCGCTCCTAATCACATGGGACTCGACCAAAACTCTTGGGCAGTTGAGCCGAAGGTTGCACACCTTGCTCTCATCACCGAGCGTGAACTCACGGACGATGAGATGAACGCTCTTGAAGAAGGCCGCATCCACTTGATGACTTGGCGTAAACACGCTGACCTAAACAAGTGGATGGAAGACTTGTATGTCCGCAAGGGCGGCACCGAAGTCTTCAACTGTGTGCCCATGCCGCTCACTCGTGATGACATTCTCTCGTTGCGAATGCATCTCCAAACGAACGGCAATGCGTATGCTGAACGAGGCGAAGGTTTCTTCTGGGGCACATCTCGTGAAGAAGACATCGCACTCGACCACGCATTCATCGACAAGGCTCTCAACGCAATCGATGAAGGCTACGAAGTTTACTATTACTGCTGGTGGTAATCACCAGTTTCTTTGTCCCCCAACCCAAACCAAACCCAAACCCAACCAAACACCCATGAAAAACATCGGTAACCTCGCCAACCTTCTCTCCAACATCGAGAGCAAGATGGCAATCAAATCCACGCATCCGTTCGTGTCCACGACTCCCCAAGTCGTGGCTCGTCCTGCTGAATGGGAAACGCTAACCAACGAACAGAAAGGTCAAATCCTTCGTGATGCGAAGGCCGCCAAGAAAGCGATGCGTGAGAAACGCAACGCTTCCATGAAGGCTCGATACATCAAGAATGGTGTGAAGCCTGTCATGGTCGAAGTGCCTGTCGAACTCCTCGACACGCTCACCGAAATCGCAACCAAGCGTGACACGAGCCGCATGAAGGTCATCGTTAACTGCTTGTTGCGTGGCACTATCGACATGGTGCGTGAGCAGGAACTTGTCGAGCGTGAGAAGCGTATTCTCTCCGCTCACGCCAAGCCTCCGCTTCCCAAGAACATGGCGATGGTTCGTGACCAGCACCGCCTCCGCATGAAGGGCATCCTCCCTCCTCACAATCTGACTGCTCGCAAGGGCAAGAAGAAATAACCCACAAACAACAACCCAACAACCCAAGACATAACATGTCCAAGAACGAAAACATCAACGCTATGCTCGCTGAACTAGCAATTCCTCCGAGCATCAGCCCTCACAAGTATCCGATTGTCGATTGGAGCAACATTGATGGCAATGTGTTTGCTCTCATCGGTGCGGCTTCCAAAGCATGGCGTAAGGTAGACCTTGGTGTCTCCCAGCGTATTGTCGAAGTCGTCAACAATCACGCACAGGATTACAGCGAGGCTGTATCATTCCTCATGTGCATCACCTACGACAAGGCTGATGACTCCGATGAGGACAACGAGGAGACTAACTGGAATGATTAATTTCCTTGCGACAGGCATCGTAATTATCTCCGCAGAATTAATCTGCTGGGCATTAATCAACGGCCTCTATCTCATCTGGAAACACCTATTCAGTTAATTACTGTAAAGGTCAAAAAAATTAACGGTGTTGAGGCAACTCAACGCATCTAACAACAACAAGTGGAATGGGAACAACAAGCACAGCATGCATCAATACAAACGCACGATGCCTCTGTTGTGTTTGCCCAAGCCATGGTATAAATAAGTCGCCGCTAGGCACAACCAACCATGAAACCCAAGAACGCCAACGCCTCCTCCGAGGCTCTCACCCGCAAGCAGGTCAACGCCCTCGTCAAAGCCCAACAGGCTTATGTGTGGGCCGCCCGAAAGGTCATCAAGGGCACGACCTACTACCCCGACAACGCCAAGCAGTCCACGGTCCTCGAACAGGTCGTGGAGAACGAGCGTGTGCTCAAAGAAGTCAACGAGTGGGTCGTGAAGAAGTGCTCGTGACCATCCTGCTCGTGCTCGTCATCGCCCTGTTCATCAAAGGCGTCTGACCTGTCACGGCATTGCCCAAAACCAACGCTCTCTCGCCCCTTCGGGGGCGGGGGGGCTTCTTGGTTTGTGCTATCCGCTTTTCACACGCATTCACACATGTACATTTTTTCGTTAAAAAGGCAGGGGTGAAGCCTATTTCCTGTGGGGGGTGAAATAGATTACACTAGGGGGGTGTACTGGACTTCCCCCAATAGAATAGTGGATAGAAAAGAGGATAAAATACAGGGGTTGACATTGGAAAACTGCTGGTTACGGTGGGGTTATGCACACCGAAAAGGAATTGTCTGCCGAATATGGGTGGAGCGTTGCTGACTTAAGGGATGTCCGTGCTCTCCATGCGAATTTTGATGGTAAGGAATTGTGGTTTAGGAAGCCTTCCAAGAAGCCCGAGCATTTGAGAACCATCATTTGGACTGACTTGGGGGTCGAATTCCTGCACCAATGGTTTAAAGGGCTTAAGGAAGCCGACAAAATCGTTGATTATTTGGGTAAAGACCCCGAAGGAAGCGGAAGATTGGAAGAACTGGCGGTCACTAATACCGTTCAAGACCTATATGGACTTGAGTGGGAAGGTAAAGTGGTCAGTAATTGGTATCCGAATAGCCGTCTGCTTGAGGTTGAGCACGAAAACGGCATAAAGGTCATCGCCATTTGCCGAGATAACAAGAAGTATAGGGTCAAAGATAAGGTTTTGGTTGATTCCAAACAAGCCTCCCATTATGTTCGTGGCTTACCTTTAAAGAAATGAGTTTTTTTACTTACCCTACTATTGGCGGTCCGTCCTTTAATCCAAACGCCAAACCTAATCCAAATGACAATTGGCAGGGCGTTCCTTGGGCTAAGCCTTTCCAGCAATACAAGTTGGGTGGAGAAGACATGGGTGACATGGACCCGAACGAACCAGACCTTCCCCAGATTGTAGCCGACCCCACCAATCCTTACGAGATGCCCGAGATGGGAACTCCTGCGTATGATGAGTGGGTTGCTTCAATGGGTGGAAGTGGAAACGCACCTGCTGGAACTGGTGCTACCGCAATGCAATTTGACCCTACCAATTACGCCCACTGGCTGAGAGGCCTTGGGCTGTTTGCCAAGGGTGCACTTTTTGGTGCTCCAAAGCATGCTGGTCCTAAGCCCGAAGCCGAAAAACCCACCGTAACCCAAGAAAATACATTTGACCAAGGCAAGTATTGGGATTGGATGTTCAAAAAGTAACCTATGAAACCCAATATCGCTGACTCACTTTCTAAGTTCAAGAATCTCAAGAAGAAAAAGAACAAGCATGAAGGTGCAGAATCCAAGTCCCATGAGAAGTCTGAAAAGAAGATGGGAAGTAAAAAGCGTTGCTGAACCCGAAGACGAGGAAGAAGAAGATTACGACCCAATCGAATACATCTGGCTCACAAAGTCGATGCGAACCTAACGGTTCGCAAGATACAGGCTATGAAGAGAAGTGGGTTCCGATTGCCATACAGCAGTTCCTAGGCCTTTACGAGGTGTCGAACATGGGTGAGGTTAGGTCTACGGACAAAACGACCCCAGATGGGCGAAAGATTAAGTCTAAGGTGCTAACCAAGAACAAGAATGGCGGGGGTTACTACAAGGTCACCCTCTGCAATAACAAGTTTAGGCATACCATCTTGGTTCACAAACTGGTTGGCATCCACTTTGGTAAGATTTACCACAACGAACACGCCATTGATAATCTACAGATTAATCACATTGATGGCAATAAACTGAATAACCGTGCGGATAACCTAGAGGCCTGTACCCCTAGCGAAAACTTGCTCCATGCCGTTAAGATGGGGCTTCGTGTATACAAATGAGTTACGAACCTATCGAGATTGAGATTACTAACAACGCTGGCAATAAAATGCAGGGCGGCATGATTGGACCTTGGTCTGGCAAGGCAACAATGCTTAACTATAAGGACGGATACACGGCTCCAAACAGGCCGATGGTCGTAGTTAAGGTTAATGGTCACAATGTTCCGTTTTACCTTTCTTCTGGAGAGGCTGGAAAAGATGCTCTTGGAGTTTCTTCTGGAAAATGGTATCCTATCTTTGGTATCAATGAAGAAAGTGGTTGGGTAAATAAAGGTACGATTGCAGAGATGAAGACTCATTATGGGTCTCCAGAACTAAAAGCAATTGCGGACCATCTTGATTCTACCATTGGAGATATCAGAGGAAACAAAGCACTTATTAGAGAGTTACCAGAGTTTAACAGAGAAAGTTTAAAAACAAGTCCGCAACTTAGAGAAGCCATTCAAGGTTCGTTTCAGCAGTACAACTATAACAGTCCAGACAATGCAAACATCAGAGCCAAAAATCTCGAAATTTTAAAAACCCCAAAAACCCTTCCACCTCCTCCCACTTCTACTGCTATGCCAGATACTCCCAAGCCAAAGCCTACACCTAAGCAAAACTCAAATAGGTGGTGGCAAAGTGCTATCAAGGAACACCTTTATTCGCTTACAACGAGAGGTACTAACTTTGATGGAAGTCTTGCAGAGGCTCGCAGTCACTTACAAGACCTAAAAACTGGCGGCAAATCGACAAGTATTTTTGGTCCACCCCAAACTCTTGCTGACCTGCAAGGAAAATATGGTCAATATCCTATTACATCGGCAGAAGAAGAGGCTATTCTTAAAGAGGTTGCAGACAAGGCTGGGGAGACTCGCCTTGAAAAGGCAAAGTTTGCTGTTGAACTGGAAGAATTCCAGAAAAAACAAAAAGCAGTAACAGATAAACTGGAAAAAGATTGGACTGCAATTGAAGAAAAACTTAGAAAAAAGCACAGTAAAAATCCAAAACTTTTAGCGGCTGAACTGGCTAAGGCTTCTGAAAATTTTGACAAAAAGGTCAAGGAGCCAGCAATGAAGCCTTTTGAGAAACCGCCAAAGTTTGCTGACAGCAGGAATCCAAGTATGGCGGCTAAACTTTCTGCAAGACATGATAGAGATGCATTTACTGCACTTCAGCAAATCATGGATTTGCCAGAAAAAGAAAGACCAGCAAAACTAAAAGAATGGATTTCGTTTTTTGAAGATGAAGTTAAGACAGGAACTGCTGAAGGACATGAAGGAAAGATTACTCATGGAAAAGATTTAATTAAACGACTTAAGTCTCTTGGCGAATCTGAAGGAATCACTAAGCCCAAACTTGCAAGGGCTATTGCGGCTGTCGGTGGTGCTCTTGATACCGTTGGAGAAAATGTGCAAAAAGGCGTGCAAGCGGTTATTCCAGGGTCTGGACCAGCAACTTCTAAGCCATCTGAGGTTGTAAGACCTCCTGCTCCTGCCGCTCCTGCGGCTAATACGCCTCCTCCTGCGGGACTGCCTCCCCCTCCGAGTGCGACTGCTTCAACTGCCGCCAGTACGCCTCCTCCTGCTGGACTTCCCCCGCCTCCGAGTTCTTCTACTAGCGGAGTTCCAGACACGCAGAATCCTAAGTACCTTCCTTCC